GCGGTTGTCGCGGAAATACGCGCCCGCAACGCCATTGCGGTTCATCCCGGCCATCGGGAGGAAGCCAGTCTGCTGGAACTGGGCGAAGGCCCGGTCTATATCTGCCTGCGTCTGGGGCGAACGACCTAACAGGTCTTCCGGCGAAGCCATCACCCCCGGGGCGACCGGCCCATCATCGAGGCCAAGCTCGCTCATGTTGATGCCCTCGACGCGAGGGTTGTAGTTCGGCGCGGTCGTGAAGTTGGCCCAAGGATCACTCTGCGGGGCGTTCAGGCCGGGCACCATGTCTGTCCGCGAGGCCGACATCGGCGCGTCTAGGCCGCGCAGCATGTCTGCTCGCGTCACCGACATCTGCGGTGGCGAGATACTCGGCGCGGCGGCGGCCACGGGGACGCTACCCACGGGCATCTGCATGATCTCAGGGCCGCCTTGGTTTAGCGGCGCGCGCAAGCTGTTAGTAAACCCGGGTACGTACATCAGCCTCTGTCCTCAAGCATCGGATAAACACGCATGGCCCAGTCGCGCCAATCCGAAAACATGAAAGGATCAGGGAGGGTGCGCTGCGTAAAAGGCGACGCGCGTACTAACCCAACAGCCCAATCTTGCCATCTAGCAACGTCTGGAGGGGTGCCAAAGGCCCAGACGTCTCCAAGCGTCAGTATAACCGAAGACGCCCAGTCTTGCCAAGTCATTCCCCGCGGATCGATCACCCCAAAGTTGTCCCGTCGCCCGGCTGTACGTGCGCTAGTACCTGCCCCATCTGGTAATCACCGCCTACAGCGTTACTCTCGAAACGGAAACGTAGCTCCCGCCGCTGCTCCTTGAAGCGGACGACCTGCTGGTCTGGCGTAGTGGCGACTTCGCCGAACGACATGACGCCGCCGTCGTTTTCTGGTGCGCGGGCGTTGGCGCGGCCCTTGACCTGTACGGTCATAGGCCCGCTCTGTACGAAGTCCGGCTCGAGCATGAGCACCTGCGTGGCGCGGTTCGTTCCGCTGACGGGCAGCGAAATGTCGCCCGTCTCGAAGAAGGAGCGGATGGGCCTCGCGATCTGGCCGTCTACTTCGTCAGTGCCCACCTCGTGAACCCACGTCTGGTAGGGGGTGACAAAGTCGATCGTGAAGGTGGCGAGCGTGCCGGTGCCGCCGGTGACCGAGACCGGATTGGTCGGCGGGGTGGTGTAGCGCCCCGTGTTCGACACCTGCACGCCGGTGACCGCCCCGCCACCATCGACGGTGGTGACGGTAAGCTCCACGGGTATGGCCGCGTCACCGCCGACAACAGTGAGGGTGTCACCCACCGAGTACCCAGCGCCGCCCGCCACGATAGCCGCACCGACGCCGGTCGCGGCCTGTGGCTCTACGCCGGTCATAACTGGCTTCTGGAACACCGTAGGGAAAAGGCCCGCGCCCCTGCCGCCGTTTGGCAAGGGGGTGTCGTACCATGTATTTTCGCGCACGTTATAGATGACGGCGTGGTTCGGCTCGGCGCTATTTCCCTTCGGGAAGCACCACCAGATCTCACCGTAACGAGGCACCTTGACCGCGAACACCTTCTGCCGCTGGGCCATGTTAATGTTGTCGAAAAAGAAGTTCAGGTTGAGGTTGTTTTCGACCTCACGGACGACGCCGTTGAACATGAGGAAGCGATCGGTGCCCGCCCAATAGAAGATGCCGTCATACTCGATGGCCGAGGCCGCAGAAAGGATAGACGTCTGCGTGCTGATCGTGTCGAACTGGAAGATGGGCGTGCTGCCGCCCACAAAACTGGCGCGGATAAGAGCGTCTGCAGACCAGAACAGCCCCGAGGGGCTGTTGCCCGGACCACCACGCAGGGGTATGCCCCGCACGATCTTCTGTGACGTTACGTACGCGTTGCCTGCCCCGCTGCCAACGAAATCCGCAGGCGCATTAGGTACCGACCAAGCGATGTACCCGTCGTTGCCGAAAGCGAACGTGTAGGGCGGCAAGACGGTCACGCCACCAGAGGCGTTGAAGTTGGCGGGCTTATTGAGCGCGGGCACAGGAACAAGCGCGCCAGTGCCGAGCAGGTCGCCGGTGAAGATCTCGCCGCCAAGACTGTTGCAGATGCAGTCTAGATTGGGTGCCACCTGCGCCACCAACTGGTTCCCACCCGTGGTGTCATACGCCACGGCAAACTGCCACAGGTTATTGGGATCCGGCGTGAAACCCGTTGCGGGTGTGCGGTCGCTGATAACGCTCGTGGTGAACGACCCATCTATGAAGAGACGTTCGACGCGCTCCGCCGAGCCTAGATGCAGATACGTCAGGCGGTCTTGCGTAAATTCGGTGAGCGTGCGCGGCAGTCCCACGACGAATTTATTGATCGCGCGATAGCCCCCGATCTTGCGCGGGAGGCCGCGCTGGAAACGCACCCATTCGCCGTCGACGTACTGCTCGCCCTCGAACTTGGTGCCGTCGCGTTTAATGCCGGGCGCAGAGCGAACTGGGATAGGCTGGGACATCAGAACGTGCCGCCGTCAACAGTACCGGTCGGCGCGGGGCCGAGAGTCGTCCACACGTCGCCCGTAGTGGGGGCGGTGAAGATGCCGATGCCGGTGGACGTGCCACCAAGGTTGATAAGCGCCGCGCCCGAGCTGGTCGCGCCGGTGCCGCCCGCGGTGACAGCAATCGGGAAGGCGATGCCCGCCGTCGCAGCGTTCACCACGTCCGCGCCGTCGCAATAAAGGATCGCGCGGCTGTTCTGCGCCACATCGAAGGGGATCGCCTGCGCCGGTGCGCGAACGCCAAGCGAGAAGGCTCCAGTCGTGCGGTTGTCGACCCAATACTGTTGGATCGTCGGCGGCACGACGATCTCCATGTTCGCCGTGAGGGTGCCGACGAACTTGTAGGCAATGCGGTTCAGTTCGGCACCGACGAGGGTGTACGGGCTGCTCTCGCCGGTCAGGTCGATCGACGTGTAGTCGAAGGCGAATACCGGCTCCTGCCCGAGGCCGATCGTGTACCAACCCACGCCGTTACTGATGACCGTGGCGCTGTCCCCCGGGCGCAGCGAGAGGCTCGCGCTGCCGTTGATCAGCTCGGTGCCGTTGGGGTCGATCACGAGGTCGCCAGCACCGGCATTGCGCACGTTGGTGAACCAACCGCTGCCCGCAGCGCCCGCGGCGGGCAGAGCCAACACCCCGCTGGCCCCCGTCCACACGAGCGTCGCGCTGCGGTTGGCGGAAGACGCAGAGAAGTTGTTGTTGAACTCGAGAACTGGGTACTGCTGCGACAGGGTGCTGCCGGTGGCGATAAGGCCCGGCCCAGCCAGCGACGAGGCCTGCGCCTGTGCCGTAGCCGCGCCGTAGCGAAATACCCGCCAGACACCGGCGGGGGTCGTATTATCCGCCAGATACAACTGCCACTGCTCGCCCGCGGCGATGCTGATCAGGGTGCCACCGGTGACGTCCAGAACCGTGATCGTAGCGGGGCCAAGGTTGTTGAACAGTGTCGTCTGCCCGACGCCGGTATCCGTCGCCGAGGGCATGGAAATCGAAAACGCGCCGGAAGGCGCGATATCGATTATCCGCGCGACGGGCAGGTCTGTGGTCCCCGCGTCTAGGGGCCAATCCAACTGGACGTTGGCGTCGAGGTCGATGCGGAGGTAGGTCACGTCCGAGGGGTAGATCGTGGTGCCCCCGAACACTTCGGTGTAGGACATCAGGCCTCCTTCCGCGCAGCCGCGCGATCGAGAATTTTAGCGAGATCTTCGCCGTTGAGCATGGCCGCCGCACGGTCGTACATGTTTTGCCACGTCGCGATCCGTTCGTCGTTTTTGAGAAAAGGCGTGGCCTCGAGGAGACTGGCGTACAGCAGCAGCTGGGGTGCCTGATCGGTCAGCCAGTTCGTCTGGTTCGTGTCATCGAGGAGCGGCGGCAGTTCGTAATACAGAACTTCCATCTTGTACGGGGCGTCTGGCGTCGGTGCGAAGAGCCAATGCTGGAAGTCGTAGTCGGCGTAGAACTGTGGTCTGGCCGTCTGCGAGGGGTCGGGCCAATAGCTGCGCAGATACTCGTAGCCGCGGGCGAACACTGGGTTGCGCTGCGCGCTAGTGGGGCTGGAGCTTACATTGATCGACACGGTGTCGCGCCAGCGGTCAGGCTTGGCGTACACCGACTTGTTCGGCATCAACGTCAGTGAGACCACGTTGATGAACCCCTGCACCTTCAGTTCGCGCGCGATGCGCTGCTCGGCGAGGGTCACGAGGCGTGGGATCTGCTCGAATACTACGGGGTCGGAGGCAAGCGTCATGCCCCGCTCGAGGTACCGGCGGATGTCGTCTTTCAACGTCGTGTACGTCATCGCGGTAGACATGATCAGGCTCCTGTAACAGCGATCCAGCAAAAGGTAAACGAGGGGGTAACGTCCGTAGTGCGGATATTACCTCTTCGCCGCATCCATCCAAGCGCG